ACCAGGCGGATTATCATGTGTGTTGTATTCCGCAAGCTTTACGGGCGAACACATTGCGATCGGGTGAGTTATAATAAAGTTCGTGCCTGTTGGAAGAAACGAGGACGGAACAACCTTAATGCTTGCGCCGTCGATCTGAGTGAGGTTTCCGCTTTGCGCCATATTTGCCGCATTGTCAGATGTTCCGGTAAACAGTGGATCAAGTCTGAGCGTTTTATAAAACTTAGGTGTCATATACACAATGCGGTTTTCGGTCGGTACTTCGTTTTCGGTAAGCTGCATAGCTACATCAAGATAATGTTCGTAGGGACTTGCCGTTTCAGAGTAATCATAAACCGCTATAATTCCCGCATTTTCCGAAAGCTTGTTAAGTCTGTATTTGTCAATAGTAGGAACTACGATTTCATCAATGTGCCTCTGTAAGCATTTAGCCGCCTGCTGGGTCATCATAGTATCATCGCTGTTGCGCCTGTCGATCGTGAATGTGAACGCTTTATCCTGTGAGAGCTTAAGCTCCTGAACTCTGTTTCCTAATTCTTTTGGTGTTCCATAACGGTTAGAACCTGCTGACATATCGTAATCGCCTAACTCTGTAAGCTCTGCCGAATATACATAAACTGTATTTACCCCGGAAAAATCATAATTGTCGTTCGTCGCTTCGGTAGTTACTGAGGAAAGCTTAAAACGTTCGTCAATAACGTCCGAATATTTAGAAGCGTAATTTATTGTGGTCTCTGCCATAAAATATCACCTTATTCTTTTAAAATCCTGGTACCCTTAACAATAAGCTTGCCAAGTTCTGAATATTGAGCTATCGTTCTTTTTCTGCGAATTTTTCTTGAATTCATACAAATTCACCCTTTCTTTTTTTACGATTATGTGTTATAATGAACTGAGAAATATCAGTTCACTTATATTATAATCAGTAAACTGATATTTGTCAAGTTTAAATATTGGTATACTGATTAATTTGGAGGTTTTGCACAATGAGCACCATAGGAGAAAGGATAAAATTTGTTAGAAAAGAAGAAGGCTTAACACAGAAAGATTTTTCATCTCATTTATTAATATCACAATCTTACTTAAGCGGTTTAGAAAAAGGAAACGAAAATCCCTCAGAAAAATTAATAAAACTTATCTCGTTAGAATTTGGCATAGAATATAACTGGTTAACTACTGGTGAAGGTAAAATGTATAGTGATATTTTTGAATATAATTATGAAGACTCAGCAGAAATCTCAAACAAAGCACTTTTGCAAATAATGGAGATCATAAACCATAAATCTAATACTATTTATTGGCATACGTCTACAATATTAATGTCTTTTTCAAAAATCATGAAATACTATGTGGAAAGAAGCGATGTCTCAGTAGACGCCTTTGAATTATTTGGTAATTTTATTATTAGTTTCGAACAATTAACTAAGCAGATATTAGCTGTTGGAAATCAAAATATAAAAATTGAAAACTACGTACAACAGTGTGAATCAGATTTGAAACTTGCAATTGAGTATTTGAAAAATATAAAAATATGAAACACTATCATTATTATATTGAATACTTACATAAAAAATCTAAAATAATAAAAATAGCTAGCATAAATCTTTTATAAATTAGTTCCGCAATATTTCATATTAAACAACATAAAAATATGCCTTAAATACTGATTTTTCAGCGTTTAAGGCATATTTTAATAAAGATTGAAAAAGTTCCGCAATGTTCAAAAAATGACATTTTGGTTCCTCATTCAAAAATGTTATCTTGACGAAGAATAATATGTTGAAAAGCACGTAATAACGGAAGTTTAACGATGTCTAATCCAAAGTGACTTGTTGTAATGAGTAATAACAATATTGAGGAACTTTCTTACATTTTGCTTGTAAACTCACACATATACAAAAACTGCCTGAGCGTTCTGCAAATCTGATCTATCCGTCAAAGGCTGATTGCATTTATGCTTGGCTTGATAACATGAATATACCAAATATTCTGATTTAATATTAAATTAAAACCTGCGGCAAAGCTTGAATAAGAGCGTTGCCGCAGGTTTATTCTATCTTATGTACAGCCTGTCCGCAATTCTCAGTAGACACATACAGCATTCCAGATCGCGGTTAAACGTTGTCTGTAACGGGTCGCCCTCACGAATGCGCATTGTTTGTCTGATCTCTTTTGGAATTACTACTCTGCCGAGGTCGTCAATTCGGCGTACTATTCCTGCTGCTTTCATATTTATGACCTCCAAAATTAATTTAAAATTGCAGTAATATTATTTGCAAACGTTGTCATTTTATGCAGGAACTCAGCGGATATATTTTTGTAAAAAATCCACTGTAAGCAAATCTATAAGAATTTTCTATCGCTGATAATTACGCTTTTTAAATACATTTATTATGAATTTCAAATAACGTAACAGTAATAGCCTCTATAAAAACAGAAAACTTTAACAATTAGCAAACTCTCTGATTTATGTACCCCGCAGCAACAATTTCGTAGATTAAAAATAAACTGACTCCGCTCGAAAGACGGAGTCAGTTCGTTAATTGATCCGGTTATAATGCAGTTTTTTGAGTATTGTCCGTATAAATTGATCTTTCAGACAGAGCAGGACTTCATTGTACAAAGAATTTCATAAAAAATACAATGTTATTTATCAAAGCTGGGATTATACGCATAGAAGTTCTTGCTGTCGAGCATATCCTGAACCATACGGAGACCTTCACCGAAACGTACAAAATGGAGCAGACCTATACCCGCCATTGAATTTCAACTTTATTTGGAAATACCAGTATTTTATCAATAAGCAGCTCAATAACGCTTCTTTTATCATCAAATTCAAGCTTATCCCACAGCGACATAACATTGGTCAGCTCATCAGAATCAGGTGTATCTTCGTTCTCCGTTTTGATTTTTTCGATTTCATTTTCCAGTGTTTTTTTATCAGTATCCAACCGACCGATTTTTTTGTTTATGTACATCATAGAAGTTTTATCTGCATTTACAATGCTCTCGACCAAAGAATTTATAGTATCTTCAATACCTTGGATTTTTATTTCCAATTCTCTTATACGATCAGATTTATCATTATCATGTTGCGGATGTTTGGGTTTTATCGTAAGCGTACTGATCTTTTTTTCTATCCAATCGAGTATCATCTCCTCAAATTCATCAGCATATATAGTAGGCAAGTCTGCCTTACAATAATGCATTTCAGATTTACCGATGCATATAAAATATCTGCCTGCCTTTGTTCCGGACTTCCTGATAACCAGAGCGTGACCGCAAGTACCGCATTTTACCTTTCCTGATAAAAAACTGTTCCTCGCTTTGGCATATCTGACCTGATGATTAGACAGTAATTTTCTCCTGCATGTTAACCATACATCGGAAGACACTATGCCCTTATGCGGAGCGATCACTAAATTTTGACCTGACAGATCCCAGGTTTTCCTATTAGTATTACCGCCTTTAAACAAATAGCAGCTGTGACGTCCGTCAAAATCCTTAATAGAATTGTAAATATTAGTATTTTGTTCTTTGAAAAATTTATATATGTCCGTATCGGCAATAGTATAAACCGGATTTCTTATTGTCTCCGAAAGTCTTGCCGTATTCCAGTACTTCCCTCTGCGGTTCAAATTTAAATTTTGATCTGTGAGAGCTCTTAACACATCGCCTAATGTTGCGGACGGATTGGAGTACAAAGAATATATAAGCCGTATGTCAGATGCTTCCTCCGGCATTAAATCATACATGGAAGTTTTAACACCGTCAATTACAGCAGGTATTTTTTTATAGCCGTATGGAACTTTACCGCCCATATAAAAGCCTTTTTTGCTCCTGCTTGCATAAGCGTCGGATACTCTCTGCTGTATAGTTTCACGCTCAAGCTGTGCGAATACAATACAAATATTAAGCATTGCCCGTCCCATAGGAGAAGATGTGTCAAAATGCTCTGTCGCGGAAATAAAATCAACTTTATATGTTTGAAACAACTCCATCATTTCTGAAAAGTCAAGAATGGAACGGCTTATTCTATCAAGCTTATAGACAATAACCTTACTTATTTTACGGGCTTTGACATCATCCATCATCCTCTGAAAATCGGGACGTGCCGTATTCTTTCCTGAGTAACCGTTATCGCTGTAAAGTATGTATTCCTCTCCTCTGGCTTCATATTCGCAAAGCTCAATCTGAGATTCGATCGAGATCGAATCCTCACGAAAAACAGATTTTCTTGCATATATTGCAATTTTAGACATTATGATCAGCCTTTCAAAAAAGTAAAAGGCTAATGACGCTATACATAGTATAACTCTCATCAGCCTTTGGATCAGATAATCGCATAATTAAAGCGTGTTCACATACTTTGAGAAAATTTTATATAACTCGTTTTCTATGTATTCTTTTTCTTCATTTGATTTTACATCATCTTTTGTGATCACTGTGAAATTTTTCATATAAAAATCGCCTTCTTATTTATATATATTACCTTAATTTCTTATGAGCATAACCTGACATACTAGCGCAGGATTTCATACAAAGCGACTTGGAATGCTCCCAGCCGCTTTGTATAATAAAGTTTTGTTTAGCCATTTGAAAACGTCAGCCTGTCTGACATAACAAATGTCAGTATTCATTTGACCTGCAATACTCAAATATACCGGTCATAACAGTAAACGCTACCTGTTTCTGATAATCCTCACTTTCAAGCAAAGCTGCCTCCTCAGGATTGGAAAGAAATCCACACTCTATCATGACCGCAGGATTTTCAGTATTATTCAGCAGATAAAGCTCGTCTCCGACAGGCTTGGTCTCACGGGTATTATCAGGCTGTAACATTGATACGAACTGCTTCTGCATCGATGCAGCAAGACGCTCTCCCCCTGAATTTTTTTCGGAATAAAACATCTGCGCTCCGCTGTATTTGCTGTCCGTAAACTGGTTCTGATGTATAGACAGCGAAATTCCGTCAGGATAATTTCCGAAAATTTTAAGCCTGTTTTGCATATCCGACTTCTTCTGATTGGATAATCCCTCAATTCCTCGGTCATAAATTGCCTTGTCCTCCTCA